CAGCCAGCTGTGCTTTAAGCCTACGTAAATCATGGCACGTAAACTGGACACCAGTTATATCATTAATCTCACGGATAATTTGTCTAAGTTTTTTATATGCAAATGGCAGTGGTCTTTCATTACCTTGATCTTTCCATTTTCTAAGGATCTCCATAACCACTGGATGTTGCTTTGCAAGCTTTCTAGATTGCTTACGTTTTGGCAAAATGCTAATCTCGCGCTTGTCAAAGTCTACATGATACCATTGCAGCTCTTTATTTCTATTTTTGTAATTATACCCCAGCAGCTCCTTGGCCCTAGCACCGGTGCGAAAGTATAATGTGATTAAGTCTAGTTGGAACTCAGATAAACCGGGGTGATTAAACAACGTCATAATCTCTTCATCTTTCCAGACTTTTATCTGCAACTCTTCAACTTCACTTGAGTGGTACTTGTCGTTTTTAGTGATTACTTCAAAGTTGACCATACCTTGACCCTGTGGTCCGCCATTGCACTTGGCCCACATAAATATATTTCTGAGATCTCGCAAGTAGCTATTAACACCATTACGCTTACAAGTTTTGGAGCGCTCTGCTTTATATATTTCCCAGCCTATAAGTCCATCACGTTTCATGCTGCGTATGTTTTTAACTGGTGTTTCTAAACTAAATATTTTAGCCACGCTATTCATTACAGCTGTGTATCTAGTAATCGTTAATTGGTTTAACTTGTGAGACAAAACATTATTAGTATATGCTTCAAATACGTCTTGTATAGTAATCGTATCATCTGCTTGATAGTATAATGCTTCCCACACTGGATTATGTGTTTTATGATAGTGAGCAATATTTTCCCAGCGAAGCAATTCTTCTTGAGCTGTTTGCTTATCGCTGTATGTTGCCTTCTTCCATTTGCACAGCACTGGATCATAGTATGATAACACATACGGTTTTTTTGCTGTGATTTCTTTACGTTTATTAATAGATGCCATTTTATTTACCTTTCCTTTATGGTCGAATATAAGCATAAATATGCACAAAAAACAAAATAATACTTGTAAAAAAATAATATATCTAAATATATTAACCGCAAGATATGATTATAAATACATCACAGAACCGTTGGACCATTCAAGATTTAATGAAAAAATATCAATATAGCTTGCGTGATTTATCGCCTATGACCGGCTTGTCTCCAAGTATGCTATGTAGATTATTTAATGGAGAACGTAAGTTTTTAACCAGACATAAATTAGTGATTACAAAAATATTTAATGTTGATGAAAGTAGTATAAAGTGGCCACAGAAAAAGTACAAAACAAGATAGGTTGGATGACGATCAAGGACGCAGCTGAATATTTAGGGGTTTCGGAAAGAGGTCTTAAATATGCAGTTACTTTGAAAAAGAAAAATAAGGCAAATCATAGTTTGTTGTTAAAACAATATGGTAATCGCACACTTATAAATGTGCAAAGTTTAGATGAAATCGAATCAATACAAATTAATGCTCCGCAGCACTAGACGGCGTTGCTTCTCAAGTATGATGTCTATCTTTCCTTTTAAGACACAAGGCGTCGTCTAGTGCAATATATTGTACACATACCGGACCAGAATGAGCGTTACGCGTTTGCAGCTAAAATTAAAAAAATTCTAAAAAGCGCAAATATTAAAGCCGTTGAATACATACCCGGAAACAAAAATAAAATATTAAAATCAGACATCGGTATAAAAGCCAATGGAATTGATAAAAAAATATTGGCTCAAGTGTTGAGTCAAGTTGAACGGCGTGGTTATACATTACTGCGTAATAAAACAAGTAAATAGGAGAAATAACACATGGGATTATTTGATGACAATTACGACTTACCAGAATCTGGTGGTTCTAACTTATTTGCAAAGCTGGAAAACGGCGAAAACCGTTTCCGGGTTTTAGAGAAACCAACATACGGCTTTGTACACTGGCAAAATCAAAAGCCTACTAGATATAAAGCTAAATCTGATGTACCGTCCAGCGCAAAGGACGTAAAACACTTTTGGTTTTTTCCAGTATGGATGTATGATAAAAAAGCAAAGACTGGTAGCGTCAAGTTTCTTGACATATCACAAAAAACCATCATTAGAGAACTTTATGCATTCGATCAAAATGAAGATTGGGGCGATTTAAATCATTACGACATAATTATATATAAAGATGGCGAAGGCATGGAAACATCATACAGAGCCATGCCAGTGCCAAAGTCTGATATGCCAAAAGACGCTGCCAAGGCTTGGGAAGCAATGAAAGATAATTACATGCCAGAGGAATTGTTCAAGGAAGATGGATCAGTTTATAGCGAGGACAACAGTGTTGAAGATTCGGACAAAGAAGAAGATTCGGACAAAGAAGACGACGACGATGGATTGCCGTTTTGATTAACGTCCAAAAGAAAGGGTATCGTGGTGAAGTCGAGGTTCTCAATTTATTTGAGAGCCTTGACATCGAAGCAGTACGAGCATGGGGTAGTGATGGTCGCAGTATTATGCAAAAAAGCGACGTTGATATATTAGCAAAAGTGGATGACATGGATTTAAAGGTACAAGTTAAACGTCGCAAAAAACTTCCAGCTTACTTGCAGTTTAAGAATTGTGATCTTGTAGCTACAAGGCAAGATAGAGGTCGCTGGATATATATTTTACGTGAGTCAACTTTTAAAAGATTATTAGAGAAATGTGTTTCGTAATTAACAAAGATTATGCTGAAGAATTTAAAATGAAAAGCATGACAAATGATTTCATAAAGGTTGGCGAACCAGAGAGTTCTTCAGCAGATATTGCCGATCATGTCGCAGTGCATGAAAGCGGGGTCAAAAGTGTTGTAAAAACTGGTCAAGGGTCGGCGTTGGTGGTAACAGCCAAGGCCCCGCAAGCATTAGGAGATAATAAAATGAATGCAAGAGCAAATTTAGTCGAAATCGTTGGTAGCAGCGTAGATAAGGTTTTAAAAAAACATAAAGTTAAAAACAAAGATAAACGCATCGAGATTGCCATGGATGTATGCGACGAGATTTTTAGATTTTTAGACAATCCAAAAAACTTTAAGAAGAACGATGAACGGTAAAGAATTTAATCAGCTTAGAAAAGAAATTTTTGAAAGAGCAATGTCATTGAGTGACGCCAAGAGCGTTGAGTATACCATATCTAATGAGGACCGTTTATTTAATTTTAAATTGGTAGCACAAAGACTGGGAATAAAAGCAATGCAAGCTTTGCTTGTATATGTTTTAAAGCATATGGACGCACTTTGTAATGACGCAAAAACTGGTAAGCAGTTTAGCGATGAAACTTTTATAGAACGATGTATAGACATAATCTGCTATATGGTGCTAGCAATAGCACTTTATACTGATTTAAAACGAAAACCACAACCAAATGAAAATAACACTAAACCAGTTGGAACTGAGCATGGCTCTACTGAGCGGAGCGGAGAGACTGCTACAGAACCAAAAAAATGGAAAGAGTATACGCAAACAAAAACTTGATCCAGACATAAATGGAATGGCTGGCGAAATTGCCGTAGCCAAAGCGTTTAATCGATTTCCAGATTTATCAGTAGGACCACACAGGCGTGGCTACGATCTTATCATTACTGGCCGTAAGGTTGATGTAAAGACCACAACATATAACCCCGGTTATCTACAGGCAAAACTCAATAAAAGATTTGAAGATGCCGACATTTATTTATTAGTTACAGCTGATTTACCGCATTATACCATACAGGGCGGTGCTACAGCACAAGACTTACTGCGCTCGACCAATATAAAAGATACAGGGTATGGACAATTTTATACCTTGGAACAGAATCAATTACAGAGTGTGCAGCAGCTTTGGAGCAATCGCTATGCACAGTCTCAATAAGGGTAAGATGGGCGAGCTAGCTGTGCAAAAAAATTTAATACAACAAGGATATGGTATCTATGTACCAGTTGTGGATTCAAAACAAGTAGATCTTATTGTTGAATTAAATAACGGATCGATGAAGCGAGTTCAAATTAAAACCGTCACAGAATTAAAACGCGGTACAGCTGTAGAGGTTAGCCTTACAAAATATAAAAATACGAATAGAATTGACGTCGTCGCTGTGTATTACATGCCAGATGACATTATTGCATATGTGCCTTATGAAAATACACATGCGTTATCGCTTGCATTAAAAACTAGCAAAAACAACCAAACAAAACATCGCAAGTGGTTTTACAGTTATGAACATTTTCCGGAGTTCAGTTGATGGAACGTCATTATGCTGGCAGTATATCCTATGATAATGATGAAGGGGAATGGGAAGATGCGATGTTTATGGCGTTTTCTATTGAGGACTTGTGTAAGGACATGAAAGCGTTTATGAAGCGCAGAAAAAACTCAGA